CGGCCTTTCTTGTCTGAGAGCGCCGCACGTATTACCTGCTCCCATGTCTCAGGCTTAATGTCAGCCACTTCGTCCAGCACGGCGTAGGTCAAGGACACGCCGCGTAGGGTGTCCGGCCGATCGGCGCCTCTCACATAAATAACAGCGCCGTTGATTAAGGTGATGTCTTGGTTGTTTATGTGACTGTTAGCGATTACATCCCGCCCCAGCTCCATTAGTACGTTCCAGATAATCTGGCGGGCTTGACCGTTGGTCGGCGCCACATACAAGACAGCGGAACCTGCCGGACACTTCAGTCCTTCCAACAATAGGGTCGTGGCCGCTAACCTAGACTTGCCGCAGCGTCGGCCAGCAGCAATCACTTTGAATCGGGTTGGGTCGGCAAACACTTGCTCTTGCCACGGCAGGAATTGGAAATGTACGTCAGACATTAGTCAGGCGCTCCGAATGGGTCTTTGTAGAACACCGGTTCGGCTGGCGTTTGCTTGGCTCGCTCTAGCGCCATGTCGCGCTCCATTACCTGATGCAGCCATGCGTCGCGCTCATTCAATGCTTTGCTGGTCGGATAGATCGGCCACTTACCGGCTTCAATATCCTTCTTCCATGTTTTCCACAACGCGCCTTCGTCTTCAATCACCTTACCGCCCACATACCCAGGTATTGATACGAACTGGCCTTTGTACTTGCCAGACGGTATTTGAATGCCGGTGGCGTAGATGGTGATTGGATTGCCTTCGGGGTCAACCCCAGGCTTGGCCATGTTAGACCGGTGGTACATAACCTTGTTTAGTTCCTGCGGCGATAGCCCCAAGCTATTTAGATAGTCATCCATCTTTGGCCTCTACGTCTATTACGTTGTCGTCTGGTATTGGTTCGATTACCGGCGGTGCGCCTAGCGTGGATATAGTGATGTTGATGGCGCTGCGTTGTGCGGCAGTCTTCTCAAACAAACTGGCGGGTAGCGCCCGATCCATGCACATCTTTAGCGCAGCCATTTGCCCTGGGTGTCCGTCTTCCAAAGCAATGTCCAACACCTTCTGGACGACATGCTCGCCCTGACCCTCGATCAACATGCGCTTTAGCTCTTTAATGCGCTGCGTATCAGTCTTGGCAAGCGTCGTGGGGAACACGTAGGGCGGGTCTTTAATTGGTGCTGGCATCGCTTTTTTCCTTTTAATTGGAAGCAATCGGATTGTATAGCTCTTTTTGCTAATTTGCCTTTTTTCGTTTTTTTTTGTGGGTAGGAGGCACCCGCAAATATTACAAGCCAGCCCACCCCCCTCCCCCCCATGTCAAAATGGCATCAAAAGCCGGTAAACGGTCGGAATCCATAGCGAAAACCTATGCGGCCGCATTTGACATAATGCTGGTTATGTACATTATGGCCGCAAAGCCTGGCGGGGGATAGCGGGGGACTATTGAGCGGGGGATTATCGGGGGTGGGATATCTGGAAAACTCACGCGAAAAAATGCGGGGGAGTTTTCCGGCCGGCAAAATGCGCATGCGTGGGTATATAAAAGCGATGCAGCCTTTTGCCTGGTATTACAACACTTTATTTAATTATGTTCTGACCCTAATATTTTTACTAAATTAGATATACACAAATCAATGTCATCGCCTTTAACCATGCCCAAATCGTATAACTGACGATATAGATCAATCAAATTATGAAAGCCGATTGACATATCGCCGGCGCCGGCGGCCGCGATCACCGCCGCTTGACTATCGGATATTTGTCGCTGAAAGCGGCGGGTCCTAATTGACGGCGGCCGGCCAGGCTTAAATCTTGTCATAATAGTATGCACGTCATGCACGTCATCGAAAAGCGGATTTTAAATCGCACGACCCCTTTCGTACAGTAGTTTTTAGCGTCGCCTGTACATATACATGTACGGATATACAGTACTGTATAAAGTAATTTGTGACTTGTGATATTTGATGACTGTCTGACGTGCATAAGGCAAAAAACCTAGTATTTGTGCGGTGTTTGAGCCGTTTTGCGCCCTTTCGCCGATGACGTGCACAATGACGTGCAATGACTGTCAAGACCCACTAACTTGTAGGGGTATATAAAATAATCCTTTACAATATAAAAGATTGTTTTATAATGACCTCACCGCAGCAGAAAAGCGGGCATAAAATAAACTTTTATAGGGGTTAAAAATCATGTACGCACATATTTACAAATGCAAAAACAAAACCTGGAATTTGATTCTATCGACTAGCCCAATGATTCGCGCCGAATTTGTAATAATTGAATACAACGTACCCAGCAAGGTCGACGCGAAGCGGATAGCAAAAGAATACAACGCGAAAGCCTGGAACTATTAAATCAAAACGGCCGGCGAAAGCCGGCCAATAAATCAAAGGGTAAACAAAATGCAAAAACTTAATCTAATCACTGCAGCGATATCCGGCGCCGGCCTGGCACTACTATTTATTGGCGCCGCTGAAAATATTTTCAATTTAACGGAAGTTTTAATCGGCGGCGCCGTATGCTGCGCCGCTTTTGTCTATTCGATAACAAGGGGTTAATTATGCAAAACCCGTACAAATTACAGTTGAAAAACGAGGGCCTACAGTACCGGCCGATCCTTGGCCAGGCAAGCGCCAAAACCATTAAGGGTGAAAAAATCGGTTATCTGACAGCTATTTGCTACTTGGTACCGGATAAAAAATTATGCCCGTTTGCGCAATTGGCCAAGTGTTTTGATCCTTGTTTAAATTCGGCCGGCCGCGGCGCTTTCAATAGCACGCAAAAAGCGCGCGCTAAAAAGACAGCATTTTTCAAAGAAAATCAGCGCGCTTTTATGCTGTCAATGTGCGCTGACGTCTGGACCTTGGCCCGTAAAGCGGCCGCGGTAGGGTTAACACCCTTAGTGCGGCCAAATGGCACAAGCGATATACCGTACGAAAATATTCTGATCGACGGCAAAACGATTTTCCAGATTTTCGCTGATGTACAATTTTATGACTATACCAAACACCCTTCGCGTAATCTAACCGGCAAAACGGCGGGTAATTATGACCTTACCTATAGTTTTTCAGCGATAACACCAAAACCGATTTCAATTAAGGGCCTGATTAATCCGGCCAATAAACGCGCGGCCGTCGTATTTCAGCGCCAAGCGGATATACCGGCCGAATTTCGCGGATGGACTGTTATCGACGGCGATAACACTGACGTACGCCATATTGAACCGAATAACGTCGTCGTCGCCTTATATGCCAAGGGTAAAGCAAAACGCGATACCGGCGGATTTGTACAAATTAAGGGAAGGGACTATTAATGGCGACCATAACAGCAAAATTTCCTGGTTATTGTAAGAAAACCGGCGCCCGTATCTTAGCGGGCGACCTGATCCAATGGTCGAAAGCCGGCGCCGTTTTGCTTAAACGGGCAGCGGCCGGCGTTAATGCCATAACTCTAATCGGCGATCAAGGCCCAAAAACTTACTACCAAAACATGCGCGGCCGGTGCATCGATGCGCCTTGTTGCGGATGCTGCACAATTTAATTAAGGGGAAATTATGACGCATGAACACATACGCGAAATTTACGATCGTAATCCGAACATGACATTAAAAGAACTAAGCCAGAAAACCGGATTATCTATTAATAAATTGAAAACTATTTTAAGGGGGCGCCAATAATGACTTATAGACAATTGATCGAAGCGGCGCTTGTGGCAGTGATTGACGCCGTTGAAAATCCCGATTCTGATCAGGGCCTGGCAAGTGCAGAGCGCGCATGCGCACTTTTAAAAACTTATTTATACGAGGTAGACACATGCACACAATAACTCTAGTCGTCGATAAAACGACGTATTACATCAATTCCACTACTGACCCGCTCGAATTGACTAAGCGCGCGCGTAAACCCTATAAACCGGCAAAACCTAAGAACATACGCAAGTTTCCGGTTTGGATGCCAGGTATGTCAACGGCGGCCTATATTGGACAATTCGACGGCCTTAATATGCTGCGCAAAATAGACTATATCGGCGCCAATGAACACGGGACGGCCGTTTACGATCCATCGATCCCACTGTTTGAAATTTTGCCTGATGAGGTCCAATAATGGGAAAACTTAAAAATTCACTGATTGACGTTCGTTCGCCGTATTGGCCGCAACACTTGGAAGTGTATGAGTATGAATACGATACTGGCACGCTGTTATGTTTCCTAGAATATAGCGCGCCTGATCGCGGCGTAGGCTATAACGGTAGCGCTTGGCTTGTGCATGCGTATGCGGGCGGGGTTGACGTAATCGACCTGCTAAAAGATACGATAATCAAAGAAATTGAGGGCGCCGCATGTTCGCAATTATCGCAAAACTAGCGGCCGTTTTAATTATCTTAATGCGCCGCTTATAATCCGCTCACTTAATACCCTTTCGACCTGCTGTTATAGCAGGTCTTTTTTTATCCGCTTATTTAACGCTGACTAGTTTAGGTTGAGGCGCCTCTTCTACCAGGCGCCTCAATTCGGCTTTCGGTTTATCGGTCATATCAGGCGCCGCGTATATCTGGCGCTTAGTTGTTAACTCACGCGTATTAATCCGGCCGCAATCAATCCATCCGGCCTCACGTAGTGCGTGCAGTAATGCGGCCGGCGGTATCCGCACGCCGGAAGGCGCACCGCCGGCCAGGCGATCGCAAAGCGGGAAAAATGGCGACGCTATCACGCCGCTTGCAAACTCGCCAAGCCGGTTAGATATTAGATCAATCAGGTAAGACTCTGCCATGCTGCGACCCTGATCAATCATTATCGCTTTCGCTTCTGTCATTGGCGGCGTGGCGGCCGGATTGAACGCACTGACATTCAGTTTGGCCAAGTAATCAGCTACCGCCGCAAAACCGGCGCCCGTTTGATACCACTGCCAAAGGGCCAGAGCGTCGGTTTCAGGTAGTCGGCCGGCGTCCGACCAAACACAGAACCAGCGGCGATCATCCGACGGTATGCTGATAGCTGCCCTCTCGTTTGAGAATGCCACTACAAACACGCGATTTAAAGCCTGGTAAGGGTGTAGGCCCTTGCGATTAATTGATAGATATTCAGGAGGCGCCGCGATAATCGGTTTCAGTGCGTTTTCTAATGCGCGGCGGTCTTTGGCTTCGCTTTGCCTTAGTTCGGCTATTTCCATTACTTCGCACTCTAAGGCGTAACCCCATTGTGAATTCAGGTCTTCATTGCGCACTAGGCTGCAGTTCAGTTTTGACTCACCGCCAATGGCCCAAAAGAAGGGCGCTAACATAGTATCTTTACCGCTGCCAGGGTGGCCGCCGACTAAAATTGCGTGGTTAATTTTCCGGTTTGGGTTTTGCACTTTGTAGGCTAACGCACTCAGGAAATGCTCACGCTCAAAATCGATCGGGATCATCCGCTCGACATGGGCCAACCATAGGCTAACATCGCCAGCGCGGCCGGCTGGCCGTGCGTTTACCCATCGGTTGCCGTGGGTGCCGGTAACGACCACCGGCTCACCGGCGGCGTAGGTTATGCCCTGAAGGGCAAGCGCGCCCTTGCCGGCTCGGTTCTCATCAAAGCAGGTTGACGCCTCGATTTTGCCGTTGTTGTGTATTGAGTTGCAGCCGATGTGCCGGTATAGGGCGTTGAAGGTACTGCGCCCTAGTTCGCGGCGGGTATTCAGGTCAAAATAGGCGTCGTCTTCCTGAATGTACGCGTAGCGCTCATACCATTCGGCCTTCTCTTCTCTGGCGCTCTGTTTGCGATCTGACTCAGCGATGATTATCTCGGCCGCATCAGGGAAGTCGTCGGTAGGCTCAAGTTTAGCTAGTGCGGCGTCCATTGCTTTAACCAGTAGCTCCTCGCGCAAGCCTGGCGCGTGAGCTGGGCCTCCGTTTGCAGCTACCCATTCCAAAAACGCGGCCGAGCCAAAACCTAAGCAGTGGCCGTGATAGCAGCAGAACGCACGGTTAGCCGGCATGTAGCGGGCTTCAGGATTACCGTCGGAATGCTCACTAGCATTCGGGCAATGGACACCCATCCAGCCTTCGGAATTGGTTTTCGAGTAGACCATATTCTGCGCGGATAACCACGCCATGACGTCGTCGTTGCCGTCGTCAGTTAAGCGGATAGCCGACGGGCCGTCGGTAGTCGCCTCACCTGGCACCACATCACAGGCATAACAAATTTGTTCTAATGTATATTCGCGCTCAGGATGAAATTCAACTAAGCGTGATACAAAATTGCCGCGCTTAAAGTTCACCGCGCCAGGTAGCCTAAAGTTGCGCACCGGATTGTTAGCGCCTGGGTCGGTATAACCGGCCGCAGCTAAGGCGTTAACGGCCGCGCAGAATTCACCCTTTGGCGGCTGCTCAGAGAAAGCGTAACCCCATTGGTAATTGCCCTCAGAGGTTTCGATAATCCACGTAGGCGCCAAAGGCGGGGTTTTGGATTTAGTGCCGATGTCGTCCAACATCATCGCCAGCACATACTCGACGTTATGCTTAGACGCCGACGGTTTATTCTTATCTAGCCGGTCAATGATGAATGAGCCGGTATTGCCGAACCACGCTTGGCCCTCTTTAACTAGGCTTGGGTTTGGCAAAAACGACGGCCAAGTAGCTTTGATTGCGCCGTCAGCGTGAAGCTGTAGTTGCCCGTCGGTTAGTATTGGTTTTTGTCGTACAAACAGCGCCGTTTCACCCTCTGGCGCCAAACTCATGAGATAATCTAAGAAGTACATGTATCAACCCTCCGCTGTGTTGAGACCGCCCTGCAAGGCGGTCTTTTTTTATTTGCCGTATCTGGCCATGATTTCCGTTTCCGCGTTCAATGGTAATCCTACCGCCCAATCAGGCGGGGTACACATAACATCACGGAGTTTTGTAGCAGATAGTTCAGGTGTAGCGGATTCAAGAACGATTTCATCATGCACATGCAGCACGACATCGTCCAATTGGCGTAAAGAGTGCCGCAGCAAATCGTTTGCAATCGCTTGCGTTATATTCTCACAGGCCAGACCCTTCCACAAGCGCGCACGCGGCCATTCTTTAGCATCAGCCGCTGGCTTCCATGCAGCCTTCACATAACTAACCCCATCGGCCTCAAGTTTAGCGAACGGGTAGCACAAAATGCGACCAGACGGTAGCGCATACCACAGGTGGCGCTTATCAAACAGGTACGTCACCCGACCGGCTTTGAATTCTCGGCCTGGGTTTCGCATAGCGCGCATGTAGGCCGACTCCAGTTGCGCCCAGTACGCTACTGCCCATTGGTTAGCACGGCGCCAAGCGTCAACGATACGCCGCGCATCGGTTTCCGGTACGTGTAGACCATAAGCGCGGCCCATAGCAGCGAAGGCGCCGATGCCGCCGGCAAAGCCGAGAGACAAAATTGCGACCTTGCCGATCTGGCGCTGGTCTTTGGTTATCTCTGTTTCAGGTACACGGTAGATACCGGCGGCTTCGCGAACGTAAATGTCACGGCCATCACGGAATACGTTTAGAACATCTTCGGCTTGTAGATCGTTTGACGCCCATGCAGTTACACGGGCTTCAACGGCCGACCAATCAGAGACGACAAACGATTTACCGTCTTCAGGTATTAATGCGGGCCGGAGCATTCCCTTGAGAACATCAGTAACCCGTTTTCCAAATCTTGGCACGATTGACTGTCCACGTACCATAGCGTGGCGGACTCCATCGGGATCATTGGCGCACTTTCGGGTGAAGTTGTGAACCTGCGCCCCATACGATGAAGCTCGTCCCGTAGCGCTTCCTCCAGCGAAGACGAAGGCGCCACGGACACGGTGATCTTCTTCGTCAGCAAGGCCAGAAAGGCGGCTGAACTTCGCAACTGACGACGCCCAAAGATCGTCTGCGCACTGGATGACTTCAGCGACAGCGGCCGGAATTTCTTTTTCATCTTTATCCTCTTTTGCCAAGGCAAGCAGATTGGCGCGAACTGATTTATCAATACTGTACTTCAGTTCGTCATCCTTGTAGGTTTCCATCAGCTTGAGCGCTTGTGGGCCGATTCTGGCCATCACCCACTGCTTCATTTTAGGGCTGCGCACTGACGTAATCTCTTTGCCGGTAATCTCTTCAACGATGCCCTCGATCTCTTCAAGCTCGATCGATGCGTAGTTAATCGCAGCATGCGCCAGCGGTAGATCGAGCTTAACGCCGCGATCATTGATGCGCTCATTGACGTGATAGTCGGCCAGCTCTTCATCTGATAACGGGCGCATGGCCTGTGATACGGCACGCATAGCGCGCACGTCTTGTTCACAATACGCGACCATCTCGGCCATTAAAGTGGAGTCGTTGTTAAACGACCCATCAGGGCGGGGTATCGATAAAGCTCTAATAAGTTGATTGCCCCTGTGGTCTTTTCGCATGTTGCTACTGAGTGCGCGCCCGACGTCTTCGAGGCTTCCAGGTAAGCAGTTAGCACGCGCTTGCGTAGCGGTGCAGTAGAACTGCTCGAGTTCAAAGTTAATTTGCAGTACGTACCAGAAAACAAGGCGCTCAAAAGCGGCGTTGTGCGCGTATATGCGCCCTGTGTGTTTTCGTACTGAATCAGGGAACGGTTGGTCGGGAGTCCAGGTGACAACGTCACCATCATCAAAGGCATACGACATACAAAGTACATCTGTTGATGCGTCTTGTGCATAGTTATAAACTCCACGCGAAGGAAGGTCGCAACGCGACCGCGTCTCAAAATCAAGCCAAAGGATTTTCATAGAATTAGGTGGGGTACTCACTGCACCTTTCGGCATCCGCTTTCCCCCGTATTACTTATGCCGAACGACGACGGCGTGCTGGCGCTGCTTCCTCGCCAGACTCTTCATCACCGGCTGCGCCTTCCATCGAAATCCAATCCACAACGTCGAATTCAGGCGTAAAAATTTTGCCGTATGACTTGTGGTTGTAGAACGACTTTTTGAGTTGAACTACAGGCACTGGTTTCGTTTGGTCAGCATCGACTTGTGTAGTGATACGTGCGCCCAATGCAGCAACACCACGTAGACCACCTTGGCTAGTCGTTGTGTAACGCGCTTCCAAACCTTTGTCTTTACCTGACACACAACGCAGGGCAAAACCTAATTGCTTTTCCCAACCCTTTTTGCAGCCGTTTGGTGCTGGCTCCAATTCAGGTAGTGGTTGTGTAACAGGCGCCAACTTTTCACCCAACACTTCACGCTCGCCCCAAGCAATAAAGCCATGGACGAATGAAAATGGATTAATGGCCCATGTTGACCCAACTTCAATTTCGGTTTGATCTGCGCCGAATACCCAGTTACCGCCTTTGTCCATTTTAAGAATAGCGAAAGACGTAGGGCCGACATCAGTTTCAAGCGTGCGTAATGCTGTGGTCAATGACGCTACGTTTGGAAGATTTGCTACAGCGAATGTACTCATTTTAGTTTCCTTTACTTTACTAGATTTTAGAAAGGGCCGCAGATAACTGCTTCCCGATTTGCAACACCGCTGGCCTCGAATCAGATTCTGGCGCCAACGTACTACCCGACGAAATCGATACGACTAACTCCGACGGTAATTCAATTTTGTTTTTCTTTAAAACTTTTTCTAGTTGTGCCGGCGACTTTAATTTAGATTCCCAAACATCAGCAATGTCGAGTTTGTTTTCGTCTGCCCACTTTACCACTTTATCTTCATCAACCCATTGACGTGTACCGCGCTTGGCCACCAGTTTAAAGCCTGGTACTCTAACACCATGCTCTAGCATTTGCGCGGCTAATGTACGTAAGTCTTTGATGTAACTTTCAATCGTATCAGCTTGCTCTAATTGCAAAGCAATTTGATCGATCGGCAATGCTTGCAATTTGTTTTGCAATACGCGCTCGACTTGGCCTGTCATCTTAGGGCAAATTGGTTTAGCTGCGCACCACCGGCAATGGTCGCCTGTATCAAACATCGGCGCTTCGCTTTGACTAGCGTGTACTGCACGACGCAGCTCTTGCTCAAACAATGCAACGCGTTGCGGTGTAGTTACCCAGCGTCGGATTTCTGGCGGCTGAACGATGATACATTCAATTTCAGTGGCGCCCTCAAAAATCCATTGGGATTCTTCAGTACGCATTGCGGCGGCTGC